AATAATCTTTACAATGCGGCTGATATTGGAGTATCAACAACAGAAGGTGAAGGGTTTGGTCTCTGTCAACTAGAGCAGATGGGTGTAGGAATTCCGCAAGTAGTTCCTGATATTCCTGGATTAAACGAATTTTGCACACCTAGCAATAGTATTCTTGTACCTTCAAATATCAGATATTATATCCCGATTGGTTTTGGAGCACTTGGAGGATCTGCAACTTGTGTTGACCCGCATGAGTACTGTCTAGGAATTGAGAAGTATCTGCTAGATTCAACACTAAGAGAAGGACATGGTCAGCAGGCAAAGAAGGACGCACATCTCCTAGTTTGGGATACTGAATTGAAGTCACTTTATGAGGAAATTCTAGCATAAATGCGTCTAATGGAATAAAAGAATAAAGTAACACATAATAATGCGAATTGGAATATGGACAGATACTGGACATTTTCCAGCAGGCGGACCAACAGTTGTTTTAATCGGATTAATAATTGGATTAAAACAAGTTCTACCAGATTGTGTATTATTAATAAATGATGAAGGAGATATAAACATAAACTTAAATGCTCGTTTACATCCTTGTTTATTACCAAAAAATACAATATGTGGACCAAACCCTATAAATATGGGTGTAACAAAAGAACCAGAAAAAGATGTAGTTTGGAATAACATAAAAAATCTAACATTTACATCGTTATGGGTAATAGATTGGTTAGATCAATTTTTTCCGATAAAGAAATCAATAATAAATAATACAAAAAATATTTGCTTGTGGGAATCAGGAGTAGATACATCTTATTTTGTTCCAACAAATAGAAAAAAAGTAAATGATTTTTTTATCTATTATAAATCACAAAATGCAGGACAAATTGAAGGAGTATGGGGCTATCTTTTTCATAATTATTATGGATTAAAAGGAAACTTAATTTGTTATCATTTTTACAAACAAGAAATGTTACGTAGCGCAGCACAAAGTAGTAAATTTTGTATCATGGTGGATAATGAAGAGACGCAGGGATTAGCAGCATTAGAAATAATGGCATGTGGATGTCCAATCTTTTGTATAGATAAGAAATCATTTATCCGAGATAATTTGATGATGTCAGGAAGTGTTACAAGTATATGTTCATGGTCGGAGGAATGTGGAATGAAGTCAACAGAAGAAAAATGGCAAGAAGATTTTCCCATTTTTCTAAAGAATATTACAATGTATAATCCTGCAAAATTTGTACACGAAAAATATTCATTTGCAGCAGCGGCAAGATCAATACTTGCAATTGCATCTGATATTATGAGAAAAGAATTATTGACCGGAAGCCAATGAAGGAACTGTCATAAGTCCGAACATTGCTAGAAAGAATAAAAAAGTGTGAAAGAAAATACCATAAACTGTTGGACAATCATTGGTAGCAATATGAAGTATAGATCCAAAGAAACCCTGTGTTAAAGTATATGTGTAAGGATTTGCAAAAAGAAAGAAAACAACAGCACTATAAAGAGCATATTTAGACTTTAACAAATAATTCATACCTATTATGTATTAATTATTTTGTTTCATAAAAATACCTATTTCTTTTTCACTAAAATCTGCTTTTTCTAGCATAGATCTTAGATTTGATTTAGCATTATTATCATTTTGAAACAATTCTGGGTTTCTATCCCGTATAATATCTACAATATGAGACCTATATCCCAAGCCAGAATTTTCATTAATTAATTTGATATTCTCTGCTCGTAAGGATTTTTTGTATAGAAGAAGTAATGCAGGTAATACATCATCAGGAGATGAACCATTAGCATTATGCAAGCCCTTGTAAAGATTAAATGCTTTATCTCTTGAAAATCCATTAGTATACTCAATACTTCCATCATTTTTGGTTCGTAAAAATCCTAAATTTCTTGAAAATCGGAGAATAGCATTTTCATTCGTATTTTCACCCATCTATTCTATGAAAGAATTATATTGGCGCTCCTATAAATCTTGGAGCACCTGGCTTCTTGGACTTAAAGATAGATTTGGCAGCAGGATACGTTCCAGCAGATGCTGCAGCATTATCAAATCGTTGAAGAACAACAGGATCAGTGATAGGTCGTGCGGCTTTTACTTTTGCATTCTGTTGATCACGTATATCTTTTAAACTCAAAGTCAGAGCAGCCTGTAATTTTTTACAGACGGGAAAAAGAGCAACTTCAAAATCTTCCTTGCAAGAAACAAATGGAACCTCAGAACCATCTTCTTCTTCTTTAGATTCTGGTTCTTGCCAAGCAGTTCCAGCCAATCTTGAGTTTTTATAAATTTCTCCTTGCTTTGCTTGCAAAGTATCAAAATCAATCTTAGATTTATCTTTTTGTTCCTGTGCGTAAGGATTTGCAGATGTTTCTAAAAATATAGAGTCTATTTTTTCTTTAGGTTCTTTAACACGTTGTGAAGTTCTAGGTCCAAAACTTGTTTTATATTCTGTCACAACAGGATCTTCAGCAACAAACTGTCTAAAATCATCAATCGCTTTTTTAGCAAGTTCTGCAGGAGTTAATAGAGGTTGTACTGCAGGCTGAACAGGAGGTCGACCACGTAATGATCTTAGAGGAAGAGCAGGAGCTATAGGAGCACGGGAAGCAAAAGGATTTAATTCATATTCATCTTGACCTCTTCTTGACATCTCTAATTCACTGCGTTAAAAAATTTCTAACTTAAACTCTTCGAAAGAAAGTAGGTTATAATGCAGGAGGATTCTCGTTCAACAACACAGAAGGCTCGAGTTCAATGCAGACAAGATTTTATTGTTCAGAATCTACAGACATTTTATAATCAAGCAGGTAATTTGGAACGCGTAACTCCAATTCTTAAGGGTGAATCACCAATAAGTTTAAGACTGGTAGATTGGTTTATAACAAATTATGCTAAGAAGAACAATACATCATATATTCTTGGCACAAAACAGTTCTTAGTTCACTTTAACTATAAAAGAGAACTAAAAGCATATTCTAAGAAGTTATTTGATCCATTCTGTAGGAGGGAACGTATTATGTTTGAAGCCTTGAATCAAGAGCCTATAATGACAACTGTTGGTCAACTAAATTTTTTCAGATGGTTTATTGAAAAGAAGATCATAGATTATATTGAAGAGCACCGCGCTGCAATTGAAGAAGACATGAATAGTAGTATAAAAGAGCATTATTCAAAGGAAAGCAAGAAGTTACTTTCAGGAAGACGTCAGCGGACTGAACTATCACGTTCTGCAATGAAGATTGTAAATCAGCATGAAGTCAATGTAGTGGTCAGTTTTGATTAAGATTTGATTAAGTTAAGATTAATCACTTATAAGTAAATTTTCTATAATCAGTTGAAAAATCATCAAGTTTGGGTTTTAATAATTCATAAGCTTGTAGATTTGAATTTTTTTGTTCCTTCTCTTCTGCAGGAGGTATCCAAAAATGGGAAAAATTACGTTCCGCTAATTTTTGTGAATTATGCAAATAGAGTTCACGATTATCTTCACTAACTGCAGACTTGAGTTCACGAATAATCTGTCGGGGTTCACCGATAGCATCTTGTCGCTGCAAATAGGGATTATCCATAAAACGAGGAGGTGCAACTGCAGGAACAGTTCTAGGTTGAACTCCAGTAGAAGTAATAACAGGTTCAACATCTGGAAAGAATTCAATAGCCTGCTTGTAACTAGCAACAGTCCTACGGGAACTAACAGGATTCATATCTTGAATAATTGGTTTATCTCCAGATGTCATATTTCTAGCAGCTGTAAATTGCGATCCTTCTAATATGCGTGAATTCATAGCATCGCGATTATTAGGTTCCATGCGGAGACGAACTCCATTCTGTGGCAATTCAGTTCCAACAAATTCAGTTGCAGGATTCTTTTCTTCTTTTCTGTATGAATTACCTTGTGGTCTTCCTACAAGTGTAGGATCAGGCAATGGTAGTGATCCGCGCGGATCCATTCGTAACATAGAAAGTTTATTATCTCTTTGCTGGGGATTCATTCCATGGAATGTAGCAGTTGGTCTATTCATATCCTAATTAATGATTGTAATTTAAGGCGCTGGATCAACGCATAAAGCAAACATAAATACTTTATGTATGAGTCTTTTTAATTATCATGTTATTCCATATTCTGCGGCTCCTCAAGGGAAAGAATTATTTCCACGAGGTGAATGGAATCTTTATAAAATACAATGGAAGACAGATAAGAAAATGCCTAAAATGTTTGCTGAATTAACTGTACCAGTCCCAGGTAATGTAACAACAATTCTATATAATAAAAAATTAAATTCAATCCAAGATCCTTTTGGATGGAATCAAAATTGTGATCTTGATGAATCTACAAAAAAGTTGCTACAAAGGGCATTAGAAATATCAAGTCGGGTGATTTAAAAGATGGACGCTAGTTACATATAGGATGCAAAGAGCAAAGACTATAAAACGTACAAAGACTATTATAAATACACTAGGTGTAACACCAACACCTGCTGCTCAACCAGTCCAACCGCAACAACCAATCCAACCATTAATTCAATTATCCAGCCCTTTTGATTTTGTCCAAAGTGTTGAAAAAGGAATGGATATTTTCTTTGCATCAGAAAATAAAAATACATTGACAAAACCGTGGATAAAGTTGGATAGGGGCTTAAAGATAGATCGTTTAAAGAATTATGCTTCTGAATATCCGGGTTTAAATGAGCAAGAGAAGTCTGCATTAACGCAAACTCTACTATCTGGATTAGACAGAGGAGTATTGAAGACACGTATAGTAATAAATTATAATACTGAAACTTGTAAAATTGAAGATATAAAAGGACTAATTGTTTCGCATACAGAATCAGGACGAGCATTCAAGATAGAAATACCACGAGCAACAAAGAGAAGGAGTCGGACACAGGAAGAAAAGGAGGAATAGAAATAGAGATGTATTCAAGTGTCTGTCAATGGTTTAGTGAATGGTATAAATTGGAAGATAGAAATTTTCCACTAGATACATGGGAACTTGAATACATTAGAGATAATGTTTGGGATGAATGGAATTCAATGAATGAGCATATTGAAAGATCTGAAGAAACACAATTAAAAGAACGCGAAGTCATAGATTGTCTTCTTTTAACTGCAATGAATTGGGCAAAACAGAAAATGAAGAAGTTTACACTGCAAGAAGCAAATGATTTTGTAGATTCTGTGAAGTCAAAAAAGCAAACTGAACAGCATACAGCAGAATGGCATGCAGAGAAAGTAAAACTTCTTACAGCCAGTGAATTTGGATATATTGTAGGAAATTCACCATCTGCTAGAAAAAGTGTATATGAACGCAAGTTTGAAAAGATGAATCAAGGATTAACATGTATGTCACCAATGTCACCAACAGGAGATGCAACTCCTGTAGGAGTATCAAACGATAATCTATTACTTCCTGCAACAATTTGGGGTCATCGTTTTGAACCTATTGCAAGACTTTTAGCAAGCAAGATATTCTTTGAAGGTGGTAACATCTTAGATAACATTGGAAGAATTGTGCATGACACATATAAGAATTTGGCTGCAAGTCCCGATGGATTAATTGAGGAAGGTTCTTATAAAGGAAATTTAATAGAAATTAAGTGTCCTATCACCCGTATTCCAATTGAAGAAGAAATTCTTCATGATTATTATTGCCAAACACAGATACAGATGGAAGTTCTTAATTGTCCAATAGTAGAATTTGTGGAAATGAAATTTAAACAATTTAAGGAGTTGCCGGAAGATACAAAAGAATGGTGTGGAGTTCTAGCAGTGATTCAGAGTGATTATTCATTGCGATATGAATATGGTCCATTTACTCAAGGCATATCTTCAACAATAAAGGATTGGCAGCCGATTCTTAAAGATGGTGAATTTATAGTAGAAAAGACATTCTGGATTTTAGAGAATAGTCATTGGATGACAATTCACAGAAATAAATTTTGGTGGACCGAGATTGGATATCCTGCATATCAAAAATTCTGGGCAGATTTTGACCAGAAATATAAGGAATGGGAAATAAAGACAAAAGAATCTACAAAGTGTTTATTTATAGATGATTAACATTTAGCAGATGTTGCTTGTATAGGTTTTTGCGATGTAGTCTGATAGAAATTTAGTGTTAACTCGTGCCAGGGACTTGAGCAACTATCAGGATAATCACGCTTATAATTATTAGTTCTTTGGGAATAATCAGACGCAGTTTGGAGTGAAACAGAATCATCTAATAGTCTGCAAGTTTCCGAATTATTAGTTGTAACAATGACACTCTTAGGATCAGATGAAGGAAGCATATCTGTTAGAAGTCTGTAATCTGCATCAGACTGTTGAGGATTTAAGAAAGATTCTGTTTTTGTTGCAGGAACTGTAACAACAAGAGGAACAAGAGAATTTAGATATCCATTTTTCATGGCTGTAACTACATTTAGTCCTAGTAGAAGGATTAAGATAAGTAAAAATATAGCATACATTCTATCCTATGTAAACAATAAATTTGAAACCCAAAAGTTGCGTTCTATAGTTAACAAAGGAATGAGTAATAACATAGATATGCAGGTTGTGAAGCGCAATGGTGAAAAGGAGGATGTAAGTTTTGACAAGGTCACTGCTCGTATTCGTGCAGCAGCGGATGGACTTTGTGTAAATTCAACAATGATTTCTCAGAAGGTCCTCGGATCAATTATTGATGGAATTAGGACCAGCGATTTGGATGAACTGACATGTACGACGGCAGTATCATACATTACAGAGCATCCTGATTATGGAACTCTGGCTTCCCGGATCGCAGTAAGTAATCACCATAAGAATACTCCGGATAACTTTTCAGAAGTTGTGCGACTTCTAGCGGCAGTAAAGAATTCAAAGGGTGAACTGCAGCCGGCTGTCTCTGATAAGTTGGTTCGTCTTATTGAGGAGCATGGTGCCAAGATTGAGTCCCAGTTGAACTACAATCGCGACTATCTATTTGATTATTTTGGATTTAAGACACTTGAGAAGTCATATCTTCTGCGCGATGAGAAGCGGAAGGTCCTAGAAAGACCCCAGCATATGTGGATGCGTACTGCTCTAGAACTATGGCCCAAGAATCTTGAGCAGGCTTTTGAGACATATGATGCTATGAGTCAGAAGTTGTATACACATGCAACTCCAACTCTATTTAATAGTTGCACACCTAAGCCGCAACTAAGTTCTTGCTTTCTTCTGGCAATGAAAGAAGATTCTATTGCTGGAATCTACGATACGCTAAAGGATTGTGCCACAATCAGCAAACACAGTGGTGGAATTGGTCTCCACATTCACAATATTCGGGCAAAAGGATCAATTATTCATGGGACAAATGGTGTTTCAAACGGAATTGTTCCTATGCTTCGGGTTTTCAATAACACTGCTTGCTACGTTGACCAGTGTTTTACTCCTGAAACACTGCTCTTTACTGAGAATGGGATTAAGCCTATTAGTGATGTTAGTATTTCAGATAAGGTTCTAACTGGAACTGGAGTCTATGAGGAAGTTGCAGCACCTATTCGCCACGACTATTCTGGTCCCATTCTAGAAATTTCAGTTAAGAACTCTATTAGCCCTATTAAGGTAACACCAGAGCATCAGATTCTAGTACTTTCAGGTCAGCAGAAAGGTCTGAACTTTACGATAATTCAGAATCGCCTTTCCAAGAATCTAGCAACTCCTATGTATGTTGATGCTCGTGACGTGAATGATTCTGATTTTGTAGTTTTCCCAATTCCCTCATACGAGAAAGATATTGCTTCTCTATCAACAGATGATTGTCGTTTCTATGGTATTATGCTAGGGGATGGTCATATCAGTGAAGCAACAGCATATGTAAGTCTCCACAAGGATAATAAACAGTCGGTTGCTGATTTTGTAACTGAGTATTTGGCAAATCGTGGTGTACGTTGCTACGATGATGTGGAGGAAAATACTCGTCGTATTCGTTGGTCACCAAATTCCGCTGGATTTAAGTTTTGTCGCAGTGATCTATATGATACAAATAAACAGAAGACAATTCCTGCAAGTTTCTTGCATCTACCGCATGAAAAAATTATTCAAATTATTCGTGGTCTGCTTGAAACTGATGGGTGTATCGGAACAAAGGAAGTAACACTCGAAATGTCTTCAGATTCAATTATTGAGTCTGTACGGTATATGTTTCTCCGTCTTGGTTCTCTTGCATCTGGTTATGATCGTGATAGAATTGGAAATGTAAGTTCATATAAGAATATTACTACACGAAAGACAACTAAAGTTCTTCGTATTCCCCGAATTGAAACTGTTATGCAGTATTTTCCCACTGCCCCCAAGAGTGAATATTTCTCATATTTCCAGTATGGTAATCAACTCTTTTCCCGTGTAGAGTCTATTACAGAGTCAAAATATGAAGGACCTGTTCATGATTTTGAGATTAAGCCTTCTCATAATTACACCATTGCTCATGGTGGTATTGTGCACAACGGTGGTGGAAAGCGCAATGGTTCCTTTGCAGTCTATCTTGAGCCTTGGCATGCTGATATTGCCGATTTCATCCGAATGAAGATGAACACCGGATCAGAAGATGAAAAGGCTCGTGATCTCTTTTATGCGCTTTGGATTCCAGATCTCTTTATGAAGCGTGTAGTTGATAATGGTGATTGGACACTCTTTTGTCCTTCGGAGGCACCTGGTCTATCAGATTGTTACGGTGATGAGTTTGTTGCACTCTACGAGAAGTATGAGAAGGCTGGTGTAGGTCGTAAGACAGTTAAGGCACAGAAGTTGTGGTTTGACATTCTAGATTCACAGATTGAAACTGGAACACCTTATTTGGTTTACAAGGATGCCTGCAACAGGAAGAGCAATCAGAAGAATGTGGGTGTGATCAAGTCGTCAAATCTCTGCTCGGAGATCATTGAGTATTCTGCCCCGGATGAGACGGCTGTTTGCAACTTGGCATCAATGGCTCTACCAGCGTATATCAAGGATGGCAAGTTTGATTTCACTGAATTCCGTCGTGTTGTTGGTCTAGCAGTAGCAAATCTTAACAGGGTGATTGATGTTAACTTTTATCCTACCCCGGAAACCTTGAAGTCTAACATGCGTCATCGCCCTGTAGGACTTGGAGTGCAGGGTCTAGCAGATGTATTTGCTCTTCTGCATGTCCCTTGGGAGTCACAGGAAGCAGTTGCTCTAAACAAGCAGATCTTTGCGCACATGTATTATGCTGCACTTCAGCAGTCAATGGAACTGGCAAAGGATGAGGGATCTTATTCAACATTCAAGGGATCTCCTGCATCATTGGGACAACTTCAGTTTGATCTTTGGTCTGTAGAGCCGGTTGAGCATCCAGATCTTGATTGGGCAACACTCAAGCAGGATATTAAGACATTTGGTCTGCGCAATTCTCTGCTTGTTGCTCCGATGCCGACTGCATCAACCAGTCAGATTCTGGGATACAATGAGTGCATTGAACCTTTCACGAGTAATATCTATACACGCCGGACCTTGGCAGGTGAATTCATTCTAGTGAATAAGTATCTGATCAACGAACTTCTTGCAAGAGGTCTGTGGAATGTAGATGTGAAGAACAAGATTATCGGAAACAATGGATCTGTGCAGGGTCTAGCAGAGATTCCTTCAGATCTTCAGCAACTATATAAGACTGTTTGGGATATGAAGCAGAAGACACTCATTGACATGGCGGCTGATCGTGGTGCCTATGTCTGCCAGAGTCAGTCACTCAATCTCTATGTTGGAGATCCGGATTATCGCAAGTTGACTAGTATGCACGTATATGCTTGGCAGAAGGGTCTTAAGACTGGTATTTATTATCTGCGCACGAAGTCAGTTGTAAAAGCGCAGCAGTTTACGGTAGAGCCGGTTGCACAGGTATCAGCACAGAAGAAGGAAGAGGAGGAATGTGTCATGTGCTCATCATAAATATTAGATACGTTTATTTGATTTTGAATTCTTTTTTTGAATGGGTTTAGTTTCTATAGGACTTGGATTATCTTCTGGAAGAGTCGGCTTAACTTCTACAGGTGCAGGAACATGATTGGGCTTAACTTCTACAGGAATTGGCTTAACTACTAAAGGTGCAGGAACAGGAATTGGCTTAACTTCTACAGGAATAGATATGGGTTTGAGTTCTACAGGAGGTAATTCAGATTTAACATAGATTGGTGCAGGTATAGAAGCAGAATACGAATAGGCTGAATCTAATTTAGGAGGGGATACGGGAAAAGTTTTTGCAGGGGTAAATTCAGATTTAATAGGGACAGAAACTAAAGATGTTCTTCTTTCTGTAAGAATTTTGGGTTCACCAGTAACTGATTTTGATTCTGCTAGAAGAGGTTTTGATAAAGTTTTGACTTCAGTCGTCTTTTTCCAGCAACAAAGCATTTATATATGAGAATATTTTAGTGAAAATAAAATAACCTAATATATTTATAAATAAATAATATCTTTTAACAAAATAAATATGTCGGCGGCTGCAAATCAACGTATTCCTGTTATTTTACTACCAGAAGAGCATAGTACCGAAGGCACAAAATTTAATATGACATTTATACCTTATTTTACTAAATTTTTGACTACTATAAATCGTAAACAGGTGTTAAATTTTTCAGAAGGTGATGAAGTAAATGAGTTTTTTAATGAATTACATAAGGGAAAATCAACAATTTCAATGATAGAGCAAAAAGAAACACAACCAGATATAAAAAGTTTCAAAGATTTAAAGATGGCGTTAGCTTTGTTAAACATTTTAGGAAGAGAACTAGATGGTTTTAGATCATCAAGGTTACAAAATCCAAAATATGTTTTTCCACAAATTGATGGTAATCCATCCACTGAAAGATATCTAGAAAATTTCATGATTTATAACTACAAAATGAATCAAGTTTATTCAATGGATATTCTTGGATGGATTAACACCGCGTGGCTTGATATCTTTAGAGGAGGAGAAAGAAGTCAATATTATGAGTCAAGAATAAAAGGGTTATTAAAAGAACTTGAAAAGCACTTTGCAACCAGAGATAACCCACTTGTTGATTATAGACAAATGATAATTGATCTACAGAAAGCAAGTGAAACTGAAACTCCATTAGAAAGTAGAAAAACTGTAAATGTGCACTATAGAAGATTAATAAGAGATGCGACAGATACAAGAAATATTCGGAAAATAGAAGCATTTATTGCTTTAAGAAATACTAATTTAGATTCTTCAAAACATGTTGTTTTAGTTATAATGGATATTGGAGTTAATCACTATAATAATCTTTCTAACTTAATAACATCATCGTCAATACTTGTCCGCGAACCTGAAATGACGCAATTCATAGAAAAAATTTATAATATGGGTGAAGTAAGTTTAAATCCTCGTGAAAGAGAAAGAAAAACTCGGAGCAACCGTAGGAAAACTCAAAAACAAAGAAAGGTAAGAAAGACACGTAAAAATTGATTTTTAAAAAACTGTCTTTTTTGAGCAAGTGAAAAAATTGAACCGCATACTAGCACATAGTAAAAGCAGAGCCAAAGTAAAGAATTCATAATTAGAAATGGATAGTAATCTGCCTGCACATTATTGGAGGGATATGCTGGAGCGCGCAACTCTTCGTCGGGGCTTCTTTGCTAAGAAGGCGGCATGGAGCACAGAGATTGAGGAGGAGGTAGATGAGTTGATTAAGAAGATTGAGCATTATGAGGAGATGCTAGAGTGGTGTGATATCCGAGACAATGATTATTGGTCATGGGATGAGTGGTGTCTGTATCTAGCAAATAAGAAGGCACCAAAGGTGAACAAGATTATTGGGACTCTTCCAGTTGAGGAGGAGGGCTTCACCTTCTAAATTAACACTTAAAATAAAAATCTGTATAACTTATATATCGGGATGCAGATTTTTGTTAAGACGTTGACAGGCAAGACAATCACTCTAGATGTAGAGCCTTCGGATTCAATTGAGAATGTGAAGCAGAAGATTCAAGACAAAGAAGGGATTCCTCCGGACCAACAGCGACTAATTTTTGCTGGAAAGCAGTTAGAAGATGGTCGCACACTAAGTGATTACAACATTCAGAAGGAATCAACCTTGCATTTAGTTCTTCGTCTACGAGGTGGATTTTAAATATCTCTGCAAGAATAAATGCCTATTCCTCTTGCACAAAAAATTAAGAGTCAAAGAATTCTTGTAACAGATCTTAGTAAACGATGGGATCAATACATTAAGATAGCACAGACATTCGATAGAAATGGTCTTATTTCAGATGTGAAGGGAAGAATAAAGGCTGAAAAAGATGTTCGTAAGGCAGCAGAGAAATATACAGTAGCAGTAGATAAATTGGCACTCTTAATTGCTAAAAAACAGAATTCTTAGATTCTATCTTGTATAACCACGATATAAAAGATATTTAAAATATTTTTTATATTTTATAAGTATATAGTTGGCAGATATAAAAAATTTGAACCCCTACTAACCAAATTCAAAGGGTACGCAGACAATTCTTAAAGAAACAAAAATGTCAGATCGCAATGTGTTTAGCAATAGGCGGGGTGTTTGGACACCAAGTAACCCTAGAAGCAGGCTTCCACCTGTTGAGAAGGAGGTTCCAAAGGGACCAACTCTAAATCTGAAGAGCACTGATGATTTCCCAAGTCTAAGTGCAACGACTGTTCATGCCTTTCGTCCTATTCCAGATTTTAAGGCAGCAGCAGCAAAAGGAATTGAAAAGGAGAAGTACCAGACACAACCTTATATTAAGAATGTGTCTGATATGCCAATTGTACCTATTATTCATAGATACAAGCCTGTCGTAAAGCAAATGGATATGTCTATTTACGATGAGCCAATTGAAGGTGGTTTTTCAGACAATGATGAGGAGATTGTGAAGATTAAGCGGAGGAGTCATAATACTGATTCCACAAAGTTTGTAAGTACAGTTCGTCTACGAATTCAGCAGGCGCGAAACTTTGAGGGAAAGCCATTGGATCAAGAGGATCTTGAGAAGTCGCATACGCCACCGTATGGTCCAGGTCCAGATGATGACTTTTAAACAAAAGGCAACTTCATGATTTGAGATCCAATAAAAAGAATATCCCAAGTGTCAGCGTAGACACGCAAATAAGTTTTTCGTAAAGTTGTTCTAGGATCAGCAATTTGATTAACCATGGTAATTTGCAATTCAGGTTTTTCGGCTTCTGTAAAATTCAAAGTTCCTGCAGGAATTCCCAGATCATCAGAACCAAGATCAAGTTGGTAAACATAAGGAAGATATATTCCATTATTATGGCAATATGGAGTAACTGTTTCAAATACAGTTGGATCATACACACCTAGACGATCAAAACCATGAATTAATAGAGTAAGTATGCTGAACCAAGATCCAGAAACAGGAGTATAATCAGAACAAGCACCTGCAAGAAAGTTTGCACTTGTTTGAAAAATAATTCGTAGACGCTGGGCAGAACCATAAATTTCAATATTCTTTCTAAGAACCGGATTACTACTGCTAGAATTAAAAAAGTAATCTTCCAAAGTGAATTCATTTTTAACGCATTTTAGAATTGGAATATAGAATTCATTATCACGTAAAAGACGTTGTGCTTCTCCATCAATATAAACATATTGAGCCCGTAATTGTAGTTGTGGCTTACCAAAATCTTTTTTATCTTTAGTCTGAAATTGTGTAAAAGAACCATTTGAAGATGTCTTGATTTGAAACGTTTTTGCAAAAGGATTAGGTGATAAAGTAGCAGCACTATTTTGAATAAAACGAGAAACTGGATGTAAGAAAACCCGTACTTTCATAGAAAAAGATTGTAATGCTCCAACAGGAATTCCGAAATCACTTGCAAGATTATCACAGGGAAGTTGAAGTCTAATTTCAAGTTGACCAGGTGTTGCATTTCTTTGAAGACTAAGAGCAGAACCATCATTACCACCGCTGAGTCTTTTAAGAACTGATGAATTATCAATCTTTAGTCTATTTTTTCCCCGGAGATACATCGCTTCACCGTAATCTTCATAGATCATAAGTTGATTTTGAAAGAGTTGAATTTTATCAATGCAATAATATCCACAATAATTTGTGTAACCCCAAGAGTTTCCTGCAAGGTCTTGTACAAGTGAAGTACCATTCAACGCTGCCACATTTGCAGGAAGCCATGTTGGAAGATTAATAAGTAGCCAAATATCTTTAATAAAATCTCCAACAGGTTCTAGGTAAAAATCAGCATATGAACCAAAATCAACTTCATTACGGGGAAGAAGAATACGTGTTTCTCTTAACCAGGGCAAAGCCCGACGATAAACAGAATGGAAAAAACTAATCTTAGGTTCACCTGAAAAAAATGTATCTTTTTTTCCACGTGCCACTAGTTCAAGAAGACCAGCACCTCCATTCGCGCTCATAATCCCTATTCAATTAAAGATATTATACTCTTATATCTACCACAGTCTAGCAGAATCTAAATTTACGTCTTCCACTGCTTATTACAGATTTGACACTGATATTCAAAGAGCAAGTTTTTAACATCAGTCTTTACATAAATAATATCCTTATCCTTTGCTTCTGCCGTATTGGTAGCACAAGCAAGATTAGGGCACTTTACATTATGCAAGTGGGGCATCGTAGGATCAGCACGAGTAAATTCATTCATAAAAGACTGTTTGGTCTTTTGACTTTGAATATCTGCACGAAAATGAGTTTCAAGAATTAGAGCCTCCTCTGCATTCGTAGGCTTCATTTCAATTGTAATACCATCCTTACGACACTTATGTTCTAACTTATCACCCTTTGCAGAGACAAACAAATAATTATCGCAGAGTTCACAGAAACGCATTACCTACCTAAATGTGATTTTTTACTCTTCAATTTTAAACTCTTAAATGCCTAAATTTGAAACCCTTATTTTGCAGTCTTTTAAGTAGTTTGTTTCATGGTAAGTCAGCAATTTGTGTGGGTTCCAGAATCAAGTAATGATATTCTAGCATATTATAGTACTGAACTTCTAGAAGTTCTACGGAAAGTTATGAAACCGAATCATTTTGAGCATAATTCATTTCCATCTGGAAGACTATTCTTTGCAGGTAATAATCCGACATACATTGATGAATCACTTGTTTATAAGACAATACACAATAAGAATCTAACAGAACATGGATTTTGGTCATTCTTGCAGACCTACACTGCTAATTATTTTGACTCAATTCGTTTTCCGGGAAGAGGATATATAGTCCGTAAATCTTGGAGTGCAGATTATCCAGAGTGGATTTTGTATAATCGCAGTACGCTTAGAATAAGTCCTAATGAAATGATTACATCTGTAAGTAATCTAGCAGATAGTCTCCGAAATAATTCAAATCCTAATGCGCTATATAATGTAACAGAAAGTGGATCAGTTATGCCGGAAATGGTTCATTTAATTCCTGATGAAATTCCGAATAGTATTGAAGTTATTCGGCAAGGTGATTTGTATTGGAATCGCCTTCATTCAATCTATGATGATATGCCACCACTAATTGATATGCCGCCTGCACCAGCGCCTACACCGGCTCCTACTCCACAGTTAGTAGATCCTCCTATAACAAAAAAGCAGTCAACACTTCGTAGTCTTCTTTCAATTGAACTTCCCGATTACAAGTCACTTATGGTGAATACAACATCAACTACACTTGCAAGATTTCTAGCAATTGAGTATGTAATTTCATCTTGTCTATTTCCTTTGGCTTCATCAACTGTTAGACTAAAGGATATTAATGATAGACGTCTATACTTGGAAACTCTGAGTGAAGAAAATCTTAAATTTCAGTATACAAATTATATGAATTCTGCAAGAGTTCTCTATAGGAACTTTTATGATCTAACAGGTCGTATGCAGTTTGTTGAAAATTCTCGGATTATTGCACTAAGCGATAATGATGGAATGGTGATTGTTATTTAGTAAATCTTGTTATAAAATTGATAATTTTTTTCACAATATATCTTGCAGGAATGTCGTTTATTTCTGGACTATCATATTTTACTGGGGGATTAGGAATACTATCCTTATTTTCTCCAATACTAACACCACTTCTCTTTCTTTTGAAGATCTTTGGAATAAATTACTATACAATTCGCAATGATGAAGAACGAGTAAGAGCAGCAATAAAGATCTTGCACAAGAATACAATTAGTTCAACAATAATGTTTCAATATGGCAACTTCTTTCCATCAGGAACTTTTATTGGCTTTAACTGTATAGGTTATTTTACATATGCAAATTCCCGTGAATTTGGATCAAGTGAAGTTCATATTATTACATCAAAGGATTCATTCTTGAAGTTAGTAGAATCGGCAAAAGTGACATCAGTCTTTTCAAAGGATAAGCCAATAGACGAAATTATGAAGGAAGACATAGAGAAGGAACCACTCGTAATCTTTGGTCGGGAAGGCGGATATACAAATCTATTCTATTCCCGTCTACGTTTAGATGTCCAAGGATTAGAACCGAAGGGACAGCAAAAAGAAATCATTGAAGATATCTGCAAGATTTATAAAGAAAAGAGAAGAGGAGTATTCTTTATCCATGGAATTTCAGGAGCAGGAAAAAGCACAATAGGACTGCTAGTAGCAAAGAAACTGACTGGAACTTTCTGTCATTCCTTTAATCCTACTGATCCGGGTGATACCTTACACTTACTTCTAAGGGATACAGAACCATCAGATGAGAATCCAACAGTGATTGTTCTTGAGGAAGTAAATACATTAATTCGTCATGTAAATGAAGGAGTAATTGAAAAGCACAAAGAAATTACAACATTAATTCATAATAAGATGACCTATAATACATTTATAGATGACCTTATTCTTTACAAGAATGTTATTATCATTATGACAAGCAATGAAGATAAGCAGACAATTGATCTGCTAGATCCTAGTTATCTTCGGAAGGGACGTGTTGATGAATATTATACAATGATGGAAGTACTATAACATTGCTTTCCAACAGATTCCCCTATATTTTTTAATTACTTGTCGCCTAATATTTTCAAATATATCTGAAGCAGAAGAACCCGTAATAAAGATTCCAAGAACTTTTTCTAATGATCCAATCATTTCGGAACTTAAAGAAAAACTAGAACCTTCTTGCATGATTCCCAAGACCAGATCATTCCAAGTCTCAGAAAGAGAAGGATCATCTGCTTCGGTTCTTTGTAAAGAACAATCTGCAAGACAAATAATAAATTCAAGAAGTTGATAAAGACGATCTTCGAGAAACCAATCAAAAAATCGGAGTTCAATTCCATGATTGAAATGTTTCTTATAATTAATATCAAGTCCAATCTTGTCTAACTTTCGATAAGCACTTTTTTCATGATAGCGTGAATACCACCAAAATGGATAAGATGCTACTTTTAGAGATGCAGTTTCCACTGTAAGAATTTTTCCTTCTTTCATTTCACTTGTATCATAAGTTCCAACGCCAATATATCTACTCATGGCACATCGTTGTGATGCTTTACAAAATTCAGGATTTGAAAAAGAAAATGGATCTGGTGTTCCATAGATTGCAATTAAAAGAGGTTCTAGCCATTGATATAGCAAGATAGCCTGTTTATGTTGTTGTTCAAAGATTTTTGGATACAGAAGAGGAGGAGGTTCATCTTCTACTTTTGCTCCAAGCAGAGATGGAATTGTGATATTGATATGATAAGTTCCGGAATTAAACATTGCAACATTCATTGGATTTGTGTAGAAGACAGCCCAACCGGGATTTCTTTGAGGATATTCAAGCAGACCTTTATCTCTATATCTCCGTTTTTTGACCAAGAATTCATTAATCTTCTGCAAGAAACGTGCCTTATAATTGACAAGTTCTTTAATAGTTGCTCTTGCATTAGTCTTATAGAATGCAAGAGTCATAAATTCTATAGAGTCACCATCAAAAGTAAAATTAGTTTCATATTCTTTTAAAAAAATGTCTGGACAAAATTCTTGGAGTTCTTCAAAAAAAGTTTTACCGGAAAACTTTGGATTTGGTTTAGGAATCTTTGCATAAGTTGTTTTATGAAATCCATTCGTATCACATTTAGATAAAGCATGACTATTAACAAAATATGGTAAAGGAATAAAACCAGACGCATCAGGAAACTGTGTTTCAAAATACTTACAATAACTTGGCAAGAAACTGGAGTAGTAATTTACACTGTATCTTTCTTCAGCATGATTATGTCTAATCAAAGGAGTTGCAACAAAAATAGGTTTTTTAAATTGTAAGTAAGTCTCTTCTTCAATACCTAATCCCCAAAATAATTCTTTTTGCCCGTACATATTTTTATATTTTTGATGTTTTGGAAGAACATTCATCCACCCTACTTTTTACGGAGCATCAAACCACTCCACAATAACGCCATTTTCCCTCCGTACCTCAAGATTCTTGTAACTCGGATAACCAGAAGCCCACCCGTCGCACTTCTTCAGATCATTGATAACAGCCTCTGTACCAAAGAAAGGATGCTCAATGACTGGACCCTTAAAACCATGAGCAAGAGTGCAAGCCTTGATTCCGCCAACATCAATGATATGACCATTGCTGAGAACAAGATTGTAGACAGTTGTAATATCCACCGGCATAGAACCAACAGTATCCATACCTGTAGTCCACTGATTCTGCTCATTGAGATAAGGATGATAGGGTGTAAGCACACAGTTCTGAACCTTACTCATAACCAGACTCTTTGCCTTAGAGTGACCAATGGTGACAAGAGCAATAACCTCTGCAGGACCAGTCGTAGTCCAAACAAGATCACCAGGTCGGAGACACTTGAGATAATTGTGTTCCCCATCTGCAAGACGAACAAGCATATCGCCCTGAAAGCAGCCTCCACTGTACGCAGACATAGACTGCTGCGTCAGATAGGCTGAAACCTGAGCCGTAGTTGGAGCAGCCCGAGGAGCAGAACTATAACTCTGTCCGGTAGGAAGAGGAGGCTCCAGTGTCATAAAAGTCTGTTCTCCAGCAGAGACGAACTGAGAAAAGAGGGAAGAATCTGCACCGCCGTAGATCAGAGAACCAGGATCCTTGAAGTTAAGACGGCGCTGTAGCTTCTGTGCGCGAAGATAGGAGCGGGCATAATGAGCACCCCACTTATCCCAATAGCGTCCAGCCATACCAATTTGTCCCTCGGTAGGATCAGAAGACTCAATATCCCGAAGAAGAGCCTTTACATTAGGATTAGTAGTATCTGCAAAACGCTGGATAACCTTTGCAAGAATGCCAAAGGTTGCATCGGTGCGACCAGAAGCAGCAACTGAAATCATCTGTTCAATCGCGTCCATATAGTAATGCTGTGCAAGAACCAACTCAGGAGCAGTTGAAGGAAGAGCATCTACCACTGAGGAGTTATGATGGATCTTAACAGTTGCACCTGCAGGAATCTGAACAAGGAAATCCCGGGGCTGACTGACTGAAATAGGACCACTATGAATGAAGACTGGCTCAGAGCCATTCACAGAATACCCGATCTCCGTATTGCGAATACCTGTAGAAAGAGCATTTGCAATCCAGTTAATGAAGATAGTACCAATCATAGTCAAATCGGGAATGAAGCCAAAAGATCCACCAGATGTAGGCATCTCAGAAAGCTGAGATAGCAGAACTGAGTTTAGATTGTAGCCAAAACCAAATGTGGAAAAGTTCCACTGGTTCTTCATCTCTAGGCGACAAAGAGCCTTTACTGTCCCGCTCGGTGAAGGAATGACAGTCTCCTCCCCATCAGTTAGAAGAGCAGCGAAGATATTTTTACCTGTCATCTCCGAGCGATTTGCCATATTCATAAGAGCACGAACTGCTGCATCAATATTGGTTGAACCATCAGGCTGTACAGTCTGAAGAACAGCCTTAATCTTTGCCTTTCCAGCATCATCCATAAGAGTTGGATCCATAACCAGTTTTGAACTAGTACTAAAGGAAACAATACCAATTGAATCAAGAGGTCCAAGCATATTTGCTACGACATTAACAGTATGCCGAGCCAGATCCATCCGCGTATAGAGGATCTCCTTATTATCAGGATCAACCATCTCAGCCATAGAACCTGAGTTATCTAGACCAACCAGAACCACAATAGGCTGTCGTGCCAAAGTAGGATCACACTGTGCTCGGATATGCAAGAAGTTCTTAGCACCATCTACAAAGGTAGATCCGGTCAACTGAAGAGTAGCATCCTTAAATGCATCTGTTGCACTTAGAGAAGGATTTGCTGTTAGCCAAGCCTGAATACTCGTCTTGAGATGGCGCTCGGGTCTATGAGAACCGAGTGGAGTCCTACAAGTAGGACAATTATTCTGACCCTCAGCAGACCAGCGATTAATAGCAGCGCGCTCAAAGATATGTCCCTCTGCGCAGACATTTACTGGATCCATCATAATTTCACCAGTGATTGGGCACAAGAACTCATCCGGAATTACAGAATTCATTGCAACGCTCATTTTGAATTATTAGATACACTACAACCTAATCAAAACTCCATAAAAAACATTTTTCAATTTTTTAAGTTTAAATAAGAATATTAACAAATTCTTTTCTTTCTTTTAAAGCCGCACTTCGTATAATCTTCAAGCAAGAAACTGTATCAGGACTAAATGAAGAACCTGAAGCCTTTATAATAGTATGAGTAAGTCCAACAGGAGGACTCAAGAATTGAAAGATTGGATAGATAGCAGATTTCTTTTCATTCCAAGATCGCGGAACAATCCTACGAAGTTCATAGCCGGTTGTCCAATAATAGATTTCCTTTCCAGCAGAATTAATAAATACCTGAAACATATCATCTAAAGGAAAATCTTTAGATTTCTGCACAATATAAGATACTTTTTCGCCACAAACAGAAGTCATTATCTTTAAGGATCCTTCATCATTAAAGATAATTTGGTAACCATCTTCAGCAGGTCTGTATAAGGCAACAAAGCGTGGTAAATTACAACTCATTGCAGGAATAATTAAAAAAATAACTAATCAAATTTACAAATAAATTCAAATTATTGAAAATTCAGAAACAAGAGTAGAAATCTTAAGATTAGTCAGATCATCACTGCTAGAATTCTCTAACTTTTCATAGACATCTTTGAGATTTTTAAAACTTTTTAGATCGACTCCATTCTTAAGAAGTAACTTGCTGGAAATCCATTGCAGCAAAGAAGAATCGGCGGATGTCTTAAATTTACTGGAATTATAAAGAGACCAAAGAAAGATAGCACCATCAATACCATCCTTGTAAGAAAGCCAGTATGGAGAATTAGTATGGTTAGATCCATTGGCAATTATAGAGTATCCAAAATCAATTAGAATAACGCGACGAATCTTTACCATAGAACTTTGAACAAAGATATTTCCAATATGTAGATCTCCATGACAAAAGGAAAATTTTAAAGAAAGATCAAGAATTGTTTGGAAGACAGTGGAAATAATCTTCCTAATTCCGGCAGAATAAAGATATCTTGAATAAATCATTGAAGCATTGTCTAACCAATTATGAAGACAATAAGAAGTAACATCTTTCTTGGTAACATACCTTAGATCTTGCATGATAATCCATATATAATATTTTGTTCTAAAGATAGAATAAATCTTTGGAACATTTTTAGATTTCTCTTGATAAGCAAGCGCTTGAATAATAGATTCTTTGAATGAACTAAGATTTGCTTTTACTCGTTTAGCAATTAGAGGAAGATATATTTTTTGGTTATCAAAAGAACAAGCACTATAAAGTTTTCCATTAGTTCCACTGGCAACACAGGATAAAGTGTTAACTGTGTATTTAACACCAAATCGTTCAAAGATTATTCTTTTCTTTTGGACAACAGTTTCTTGTGCAAGAGGCAATGATTTAAGCCTAACTTCACCGATAGATTTAGCATTTGATTTTACTTCCCACTCCTTAAGAATAGTTTGTAGCATGGCTGTAAATTATTCTTTTCTGCAAGGGGTCAAATTTTTTTATTATTAGCAGAGTAATTATAATCTATTCCATGATATATAATCATTTCTGTAATAAATTACATCAAATAGATAGTGGAGTATTTTCCATATTTCATAATCAATTTCAAATCTATTTGGAACATTATTTTTCACACGAAAAAAAATATGATTTGGTTTTATTATAATATCGTATAATTTTGGTATAACACTAAAATTTTCAATTCTAAGTGTATAAAAAGAAAGATCATGTTTTTGAACATAATCACGGACTAAGAAATCTATTGCTGCATCATCATCAAATTCAAATATTTTAGGATTATTTTCATTAGAATCGTACGCTAATCTTTTAGCAACATCGTTTGAAAAAATAATATTTGTTCCTTGGCAAAAAACATTAATATCTTTTTGACCATAAAAACAACAATAAGGTCCTGCAATAAGTTTTTCTTTAGGTAGAGTAATAATTAAAGAAAATAGTTTTTTAAAATTGATAAATGTAGTTGAATTACATCTTAAGATATAATCTGGATTTATATTATCATATATTTCTTTTAGCATATTTTTAAATTTTAAAAACATATAGGGTTTGCAAGATTTATCTGTATGTGCTAATAAACGTTCATCATTTTTGAGAATATAATTATTTGGTAATTCTCCATTAAAAAGAAAAAAAACAGGTAAATTATATTGTTTGCATTGTTTTCTAGTAATTTCATTGCAAGCCAAATAAAGTGGTTCAAATGAAGAAATTATAATTAAACAAATTGTAATTTGTGCATCATTGCTCATTATTATTTAATATTTTTAAGAAAAGAATAATTAAACGAATCTATTTTTTAATTAAGACAAGAAGTTTAGAATTATTAAAATTTCCACAATATTCATTAATATGAATTGGAAGAATGAATGTTGCAAAAGAGAAGCGAAAAAGAATATCTTTTAGAGCCTCTTCATAATCAGCCTCATTTCTATCACGATATATATTTTCAATAATAATTAAACCACCTGATTTTACAAAAGGTAATCCTTTCTTTATTATTCTAATTTGATCTTCAAAGACATGCGTGGTATCATCAATTAAGATATCAATCTTACCTCCAATTTGAGAAAGACCATTGATAATACTATCTTCTTTAGTTACATCCATAAATAGACCTTTAATATTTTCACCTTCTAGACTATTAAGATGATTTATATGATTTAGCATAATATCAAATCCGTAAATTTTTGCATCAGGATGTTTAAAATAATTATACCACATTGCCATTGAAGAAGAACTATCAATTCCAAGTTCTGCAATAACTACAGGATTCTCAACAAAACGAGCAAAAAAAAGAGTATATATTCCTGTATAAGCATGTCTATATCCATCAGTGGAATAAGCACTTTTTTTATTTGCTAAAAATGCACCAAGTTCGCATAATTTTGTTTTTGTATTTGTTGTATCAATCTTCATTGACTGAATTACTGGCATTTATTATCTTTTCTTTTTTTATGATTCTACAATAACGCAGAAACCTTGATCCACTTTCCATCACGATTTACGTGAACAGAGGTGAAGCCATTATCTGCCTTTAAAGATGGATTCTTTTCCTTCTTCTTGGAAAGAGACCAGTTAGTAAAAGACTTATAAGTCTTCCTTGTCTCATTATCATACACATGATAACCCTTCTTCTCAGAAAGATCTTTATGAAAGACACCTTCTGCAAGAATCTTACGACCATAATCGGTGTAGATCCGAAGGGGCTCGGAATCTTTCATTAAAGAAAGCACATCCTTCTTTTCAGAAACCGGAGATGTAGGGGCAGGAGATGAAGGTTGAAGAGATTCTATCTCTACTTTTGGTTCAATTGCAAGAAGAATTGCTTCAACCTGTGATAACTTCTCTTGCAAACCAATAATTTGTTTCTTAAGCAGATCTGCCTGCTGCACGTAGATTACTTTGAAGATTGACATTTTTACAGTTTAGAATTTAAGATTGCTTCCGACAAATTTAATAAAACCAATTCAATTCAAATTTTTATAATGCAGGAATGAATGCAACATAGACCATTGGACCAAAGATAGCAAGCATGAAGACCCAATATGCAATAGTAGACATAGAATAAAGACCATTCCAAGTATCTGAAAAATTAAAATCTTCAAATTCTTCTCTTAGCATATACTTCTTTGCTTCCAACCAAATTATAAAGAAAAGAAGAATAGAGATTAAAATAAAATCATGTTTCATCCTATTCTAAGATACTATAATAAGTTTATTTAGTTAATATAAATTATTATCGTAAGAAAATGGAAGTATCAATCTTTATACTTTGTTATAATGAATCTGTACTCTTACCACATACAGTTGGTTATTATAGAAAAAAATTTCCTTCTTGTAGTATAACAATTTTAGATAATTATTCCTCTGATAATTCAGTTAATATAGCATTATCCTTAGGCTGCAGAGTTTTTTTATTTTCTAGTGATAATATTCAGCATGAAGGAGTTCTAAGACATTACAGGAATAACTGTTGGAAGGAAGTTGAAAAAGGTTGGATAATTATGATAGACATGGATGAATGGCTTTCTATAGATGAAAAAAATTTACTATATGAATTTGAACAGGGAACAAGTATATTAAATTTTAATGGTCTTGAAATGCTTGGAGAAAGTTTAACACTAGATTTATCTGATATAGATTTACATTCTATAAATAAATATGTTTTAAATCCTGATATGAGTAAGAATGCATGTTTTTTACGCGAAAAGATTATTGAAATGAATTACAATCCAGGTTCTCATTCATGCATTCCTGTAGGAAATCTAAAATATAGTGAAAAAAAATATAATCTAAAACACATGAATAAACTAGGATTACTCTATACAATTAATAAAATGACAAAACGATATGAAAGGAATGAATATATGAGAAGTAGACAACTTAATATTCATTATTCTAATGATCTTGAAAAAATTAAGAAAGGTTATGATGATATGTTATTAAATTGTAAATTATTGGATCAGTGATTATGGACAGAGCAGTGATCCGAACCAGACTCCTTTGCAAGCTTGCACTGAGTCTTCTGCTTAGTGTTAGAACGACAACGCTCTGAAGCGGTAGTTGCCTTGGCTGGCTTACCAGAAGTAGCCTCCAGTGCAGAGATCTCCTCATCAATATAACCCATCTCATCAGCAATAGTATTATACTGGGCTGCAAGAAGAGTATAGCGCGCCTTCAGTGAAGAAAGACGCTGCTCTGACGTAACCTGTACCTCCTTAACAATCCGCTTTGCAGAAGAAGTAAGCGTAGGAGGAGTAACCTTTACCATCATCTTAACACTCTGATGGACTGGACAAAACTTTGAACCCTCCACAAACGCCAACTTACACTGACTACCACTCTTAGTCTGAGAATTACACTGCATTGCCTTATTATCTGCCTTTGCGGGCTTACCGGAACTCATATTACTAGACATTTTAACTTCTGCCTAATAGTTCTGTTAAAAGCCCCTTCAAATTTTTTTTGCAAATAAAAATTTTTTATCTTTTTTGTTATTGTGTATAAAGATTTACTCAGAACCCCGACGCTTCTTACGGCTACGAGTAATTGGAGTTGTATCTCCAAAGACAATGGGTTCATTTACATGATGATCAACAACCTTTGAGAAGTCAAGTCTATCACGAATAATCACATTAGCCTTTAAAATCATCTTGTGATGCTGATAGACATAGATGCCAAGATATACAAGAAATGAGATTCCTGCAAGAATACGCGTCCACTGGTTTGAGTGGAGTACGAAGACAAACAGACCAATTACAGACAGATTCTTAAAATCCTCCATTACAACCTTTGAGATAGCAAACATTTTCCCGCTTTACTCTGTGGTACTAGCCATTTCAATTTTTTAGGCATAAAGATCATCAACATCACCAGGTTGGGGTAAGGACCAATTGATATGGGAAACTGAAGTTGAAGCAGGAGTTGTAGAAGGGGTAGCAATACTTACAGAATCAGTTTCTCTATAAGGAAGCCAACCGCAACAAACTGTGTTAGAATCCCGTAGTACGGACTTGGAAAATTTATTAAGTTCAATTGCAATTTGTTTATTTTGATACTCAATTCTCTTTGGTGTTTTTTCATACTGACTTATGAGATCAAGGTAGGTATCCAAATCTTTCTTACACTTTTCATCATTTAGTCCATAAGTGTCCATAGTAAGATACAAATTATCTCTAGCCAAAATCATCTTACGATAAATAAGCAGAGTTTCCCAATCCTTTTTTGTATTTGGAGTAATCTGATGTCTAATTTTGTCTTGGATATATTCAATTTCATCTTCATATTGTTGACGTTTTTCATTACTCAGCGTAATTCTGTCAGACATTTTGCATTCCATTCTAATTTTAAGAAACAGAATGCAAGAGTTCAATTTTTACTACATAAATTTACAAAAAATAAATAAGGGTTTTTATCTTTTTCTGTAGGAATTGGTGGTTTTTTGTCTTTTATTTAGAAGCCGCGGCGGTTCTGCAGGTCCATCTTGTTGAGATCATCCTGATCGTACTCCGGTCCGTCCTCGGGATACATCTCATGATAGATTGCCTTCCGGCGCTCCGTAATACGATTTGCCTCCTCAAAGGCAGAGGAATTGACATAAGGGTAGGGAATCGCCTCATGTTGCGCAGCCAACTTCTTATCCTCATCCCAAAGAATCTGCCAGCGATCCATCCGACGGTCCTCGGCAATCGCCTTCTGCCGCATCTCGTAGCGCTTTACGGCGGCACAAATCTGCTCCTTCCGCCAGTCCGGTCGCTTTGTCAGATGGAACTGAATGCTGACCTCCAGATGATACTCAGTCCACTGGCTGAAGCGGCGTTTCTCCTTGCGATTCACATGGCAGGAGAAGTTGTCACCGAGATGGTTCTCAAGCAGACGGAGTGTATCCGCATCCCGAAGAGTCTGGTAGAAGTCATTCTGCCCATTCGGTGCCTTCCCGCCGAACTCCCAAAACTCTTCGGGAATAATCTCGGCGGGCGTCTCATGGCACCATGGGCGGCACTCATTAAGATGCTCCAGAACTGTCCTCTGCTTCCGACAAGGTCCGACACCGATAACAGGATCATTCCTGCAGTCCTGATGGCATCCGGGCTTCTTGTCAAAGACAGACTCGTTGAGACTGAAGAACACCACTGAGGGGATGTACTGCGTCTTTGCCGAGGCGACAAGATCAGCCAAGATCTCATCCTTATTCTTATCCACCTCAGCGGCAAGGTACTTGAAGATCGGATCGGCGGCGGTCCGGTTCATCCAGTTCACCATTGTTTGCTTGTGGAACTTGCGGTTCTCCTCCGCGATTGCGCTGATCTGCTGGTACGAAGCGAAAGCCATTTCGTGCGATTAAAGACGATAGAGGTGGATATGCAGTTTACAGACCCAATTGCTATTTATGGTTATTTAACTTTCAATTTTTTGACACTGTAAACTGAAAAATCTCTATCTTGATAAACTAGATAAGAATTACAAAAAAATAGGCGCGCCGCCCCTTTCTTTAAGAATCTACTTCCGCCACCTAGGAAAACAACCATCCATGCAGAAGTAGAAGATCATGATACACAGAAGACAAGATAGAAACACAGCGTAGCCGATCGCTGCGACATTGATTGCAACAGCAACAACAAGAGGCATCATTTTTTGCTAGATTTCTGTTTGAAGGTAGCCAATTAATTACTCCGCAATAAATTTATTCAATTTTTTGTTCTTATAATTAGCAAAAAAAGAACCTCTTTAGAGGAAAGAAAACTCGGCTTTTCTTTTATGGAGCATCTAGGCGCGACGGAAGTACGGTCCCATGCACTTATCAGAGCAGAAGTAGGCATCATGCTCATGGCAGTGACAGTCGTTCAAGCAGCCAGACTGAATCCGGTCTGCACGAGTCAGACCCTTGTTGCAGCTCATGCATCTTGACACGATAACGGTTTCGCTCCGCTTATCAAAATCCGCCTTCGCCTTGGCTACAGCCTCTGCCTTGGACTTCTCCACACCCTTGGGCCAGAAATGGAGGTAGACCTTGATGGTGGATGGAGTCCAGTAGCCAGTTACCTCCCCACTCTGCTCCAAGGTATAGGAGCAGGTAAACTTGTCGCCGAACCGAGAAGCCAGTAGGGACAAGAAGTCGGTATGCTTGAGAACAGCAAGGATGCTAGTCATGCCGCCTCCACCATAGCGGAAGGGACGGTAGTCTTGCAGAGTCTCATGGTTCCGAGACATCCTTGCAGCGTCATCTACAGTGATATCCCTAAACTGATCATCCTTGTCGCGGGCAACCCAGTAGCGCTTTTCTGTAAGACACGGACCATCATAGACCTCCGATCGGCAGTCAAACCCCGGAGGGCTGGAGTCCTTGTTGAAGAAGGCATGCTTGGCAGTCCAAACAAGAGAAGACGTTTTGCCGGATGCTAACTCTGCCTTGATCTGGTCAAGTGGAACAGCGTCATAGTTGACCCGAGAAGGCGACTTGGGATTCAAGATAGCGTCTACCAACGCATCTGGCGCCCACTCCTGAAGAAGCCGCTGCTTCTCCTCCATTACACACTTCTTGTTCGCGGAGGCGAACTGCTCCATGTCGGAAGACGAGAAGATTGCAGAGAAGGACATTTCGGGAAAGTATGATTGCTAGAAGTGTGTCTGTTAGTGTACCCAATTATTAGTATCTGAAAGTAAAAAGGTCAATTTTTTTTGAAGGGTTTCTTACATATCAGAATTCATCTGCAAGAATATGGGACAAAAAATAAATAATTTTTTGTCTTTTTGTTGTCTTTATCTTCTAGTCTAGGCGCAAGCGATAGATGCCCGAGCCCTACTGCTCATCCGCCCAGCCTCCCAGCGGCGGATGCTGTGCTGCTGGATCTCCCCATATCCCTCGGGGGAGCAGAGCATGGCAAGGCGGACAGCCTCGTTAAGAAGCTTGCAGCGAAGAATCTTATGCTCTGCTCCATCGGGAGCGTCGGCATAGAGATCCTGTGCGGCGATAGCCGCCGTGACCTTCTTCTTGTCCAGTCGCACTGACTTCCGTGGACCGCGAAAGAAGTTGCCAATCTTCTGCGGGTCCTTCCACTTAAGTACGTGGAAGAAGAAGCGGGACGGATTAAAGGACTCCCGAGTGCAGACGCGACCCGGGATTGGGGTCCAGTAGCCGGGCGATCCCTCCGGTCCGTAGGCGGGCAGGAAAGAAGCGACGCTGGCAGAAGCCTGATGGCACTGACAGCAAGAGCAGCCGGGAATAACCGACTGGTCACGTCCATCAGTGGCTGATGGAAGCATGAGGCTACGGATGAGCTCCATGTTTTCCTCGTACCGAGTGGGCTTTAGCCCGACGACACGAAGGATGCGGCGGACGATACCGGGCGTCCAGCCGAGGGACTCCAGTTGAAGCCGCGGGATGCGGATTGCGGCGGAAGCCATTGCGAATTCTATTACTTTGCGGAAGGCAAAGACAGGAAGACGGTGTGGATGTACGGGACAACCACAATTACTGTTTTCCAGCATCATCCATTTCAACTTTTTTTGAAGGTTAGACTGGAAAAAACAGCAAGAGTCAGCGGGGAACAAAAAAAGATCTTTTGTCTTTTCTTTTGTGTCTTTTGTGTCTTTTATGAGTTTTTGTAGTTTTTGAAGGAAGAATCTCATCTTTTTTGTCTTTTTTGTCTATCTGCGTCGGCGGACCTGCGTGAATCCCTCTGCTGCCCCGCAAGAGGGAACAGGAACGTGAACCTCCATCTCCGGCAAGTCGCGGCTGTCCATGAAGTCCTTGGTGGAGATCATGAGCGCTCCCTGCAGAGGCACGATTCCGATCTCGTGGCTGCGCTCCAAACAGATCTCGAGCAGATCCATCTCAGCGGGCGTCAACTTCTCGTAGGAGTAGACGTCAGCGAAGCGCCACGTGATAGACGGAAAGACGGACAGGATGTCAGCCTCGGTCGCCAGGGCGGGAGCGTAACGAAAGCGCTTCTGCTGGAGTCCTGCATCCAGTCGCTGCTTCCGCACGACCTCGGGCGCGTGGTCAAAGGGACACGCCAGTCCCTTTCCGCACGTCATCTTCTGCCCGCGCTTAGGTCCGCCGAAGTGGACCTTCATGCCGGCGTGGAACTCGCACAGAGGTCCGTGGAAGAACTGGCAGGTCGGGTCGGAGCAGCGGTTCGCTGCGGGACACTTGTCGACCTTGGGTCCGGCGGGAAACTTACCCTGCAGGAAGGCAGAGACGGTCTCGGACACGACGTTGGGAACGAAGAAGGAAGTGCACTCCTCGACGATCTCGGTCCGTGTCGTGTCGTCCACAAACTGGTCGCCCCAGTCCTCCTCGGCATTGCCAAGGTGGAAGGAGACGAGATAGTTGAAGACGACGTCCTCGTAGGAGGCGTTGGGGTTCGCGTGCCAGATGGCAGCGACCTCGTCCACGGCGCGGTGGAAGAGGGGGGAGTCCACCTCGGGGAGGAGGGACTCAATTGCAGTCATTTCTGTAGTCATGAGAAGACAGTAGGATGCGGGGGGTGCGGATGTAGGAAGACAGCCACGATATCTGTAGGTAGGATGTCCAACAATCAACTTTTTTTGATAAAGACAAGACAAGGACGTCATGCAAGACAGGATCAGATGGTTGTCTAAAGACAAAAAAAGACATAAAAAAAGAACCAGTCCAGCGTCCCAGACGGGCGGAAGGCGTCCCTTCGCTAGTATTGTACCCCCTTCGGGAATAGTATTGTAGCCCCTTCGGGAAAGTATGAAACAGAACCTCCCGTTGGAGTAAGACAAACCCTGCATGGTTCTGCTCTTATGTGACGCGACCCTCATGCGACCGATGAGGTGTCCGAGTGGTATAGGTGTCCTACAGCCGCCACCTGTTTTATTGGTAACGGCATCCAGCCTATCAATTTTTTTCCTGACTTGAATCCAGCAGGATAGCATTATGGACACATTTATGCAAGATACCCCCCTCCGCGGGATGATCCTTCAACCGTGAAAAAAAATTGACAGGACAAGACGTCTTAACCAGATGTCGTGGTTGCCGTCCTGTAATCACACCCCCGCTTCCGCAACTAGCAATTCGCAATGGCTTCCGCCTCCGCAATGCCCGTGTCAAGCAATGCAGTCCCCACTCCGGTGCTGACTGCGGCGTCCTTCCTCTCCATGATGAAGGATGCCACCCCCGAGGAGAAGGCGACAATTGTCGCGCTTCTCGGGTCCCCCTCCAAGAAGGGGAAGACGACCGAGAAGGTCGTAGCCGCTCCCGCGGCGCCCGTGGACATCGGAAACCGCCCTGCCTTCCCGGCGCGGCTGTCGCTGGTGGACGCGGACAAGCGCTGTCACGCTCGGCGGTGCATTGTCTCTACGGAGGACTGGTTCAACAAGGACTCCGGACTTCCGTCTGGGGGCTTCAAGAGCAAGATCCTGCTGGAGTCACAGTGCCCGAAGGACGCGAAGTCGCACCACCTCTGCGCCACCTGCTCCGAGAAGAAGGAGAAGGGGTGGGTGAAGGGGAAGGGGGACTGGCACGGTCTCATCGGCGGCTCGGTACCGAAGGAGTCGCACGTGGTGGGCGGGGAGTGGGCGGAGAAGCAGTACGACACCATGTGGGGGGTCGTGTCTCCGTCGCGCACCCCCTCTCCCCCCTCCAAGGAGGCTCCTAAGGAGGCTCCCAAGAAGGAGGCGAAGGAGAAGAAGGTCAAGAAGGAGGAGCCGAAGGAGGTGGCAGTCGCCGCCCCTCCCCCTCCGAAGGTGGAGAAGTCCGCCGGATCGCTCTACTTCTCGGAGGAGTTGGACGCCTTCATCCGCCTGACGGACCGCCACATCTTCGCGACGAAGGTGGATGATGCGACCTTCGCGTGCATCCCGGATCTGGAGGAGTGCCTTGGCATCCTGAAGGAGGGCGTCAAGCCGGAGGACGCGGTTCCGACGGACATGGAGGCTATCGTGGAGGAGGAGGCGGAGGCATCCGAGTCCGAGGAGGAGGACGAGTAAACAAGAAAACCATAAAAAGAGATTCTCTGCAAGAAACCCAAAAACCACAAAAAACACCCCAAAAAAGAAAAAAACATCTTTTTTGTTCCATCCAAGGATATCCTGCAAGACATCCTAGGACATCCTTATCCAATCAAAAAAAAGTTGAATAGATGGCGGCACCAACTATAAATTGACTAGGGGGTCGACGACAAAGTCGTCGAAGCCAGTCGGGACGCCGATTGGTTTTTTTATGTCTTTTCTATGAGATCTATCCTGCAGGACATCCTTATCCAAACCACCAGTCAAAAAAGTTGAATAGATGCGCCACCTAAACTGTTATTGGGGGCGTCAATGAGGACCGTGGTTGTCTCCTCAGCCCATTCTACGGCTAGCAACCGAGCCAAGAGTGAAGACTCTATAAATACTAGCGAAGGGACGCCTTCCACCCGTCGGGACGCCGATTGGTTTTTTTATGCATTTTCTGGCAGATTGGTTTTTTATCTAGCCAACAGAATAATCCTGCAAGAACCGAAATATCTGAACCCGCATCAAAAAAGTTGAAAAACAACAGGTTAACAAAGTAAATTGGTGGTAGTAAACAAGAATCTCTAGCAATCAGTAATCTTTGCAAGAAATCAGAAATGTCGTGCGCACTTCCTTCCGAGGAGTCTATCAGCAATCTGGCGGCGGCGCAGCAGTCCTTGACTGCGGCAAACCGCGCATTTGACGAGTGGTCAATCCGTCAGGAGCAGAACGAGGAGGAGATCGAGCGTGTTCTGTCTCGTCGTCACGACCTAGAGCAGGAGAAGCAGGGACTGGCTCGTGCCATCTTGGCTGCCAACGAGCACCTGATGGAGACGTGGTCGAAGACTGTACCGTCCGGCAAGCCCTCGGCTCCAGTGGACGCCGGCTATGCATCTCCAGCCGAACTTCCTGCATCTCCTCAGATTCCCGGCACTCCCTTCAAGAAGCGGTACACGAAGGAGGAGAAGGCGGCGCTGTCTCCAGCGGACAAGAAGGCGATCAAGCAGTTCAAGGATGCAGCCGCCGCGATCCGCAAGGCGAACCGCACTCCCGAGGAGCAGGAGGTCATCAACGCTCGTGTCGCTAAGATGAAGGCGGCGCGTCTTGCAAAGAGGATGGCAGGTGGATCCGTAGATGGTTCGGAGGCGGAGGGTGCAACTGCGTAGACACCACAAAAAAGCAAACCAACGGTTTCTTTCCTCAACAGAGGTTCTTTTTTTATCTACCCAACATCAAATCAGACTAATCTGCCCTAAAGGGTCGCTACGCTTGCTCAGAGTCCGAATATCCTGCGCCGGTCAAAAAAAATTGAATTAATAAGGCGGCTAAGCTATAAAGTGGTGGTAGTTAAGAAAGTTCTAGTAATATCAATCCGAAATGTCTTCTGCAATTGTTAATCCGTCGCAGTTTATCGCAATGCTCGAGTCCGCCACGGCGGAGGAGCGCGCCCAGATCGCTCAGATCTTCGGCGACATGATGCCCAAGAAGGCTCCCAAGGAGAAGAAGGAGCCCGCCGCTCCGGTTCTTGCCGAGGGATGGGTTCTGAAGCCCTACGAGAAGGGTCCTAAGAAGGGCACTGCTCGGTGGTATCACGAGGAGAATGACGCCTACACGGATGTCTTCCCCGAGTCGCGTCCTTCCGGCAAGTCCAACGCGGCATCCGCTTCCGCCTCCTCCACAGTGGTCCTTCCCACTAAGAAGCGCCTTTCTAAGGAGGACAAGGCGGCTCTGTCTCCGGAGCAGAAGAAGGCTCTTAAGGAGCAGAAGGCAGCCGCCGCCGCCCTCCGCAAGGCCAACCGGACTCCGGAGGAGCAGGCCAAGATTGATGAGCGTGTCGCTAAGATGAAGGCGGCGCGGGAGGCAAAGAAGGCTGCAGCGGGTGGAGCGGCGGATTCTGCATCTGAGGAGGAGGCGGAGGAGTAAATAAGACAACTCCATAGAAAAAGAAAAAAACTCATAAAAAGAACCAAAACCCAAAAACCCACAAAAAACATTTTTTTGTTCTGTTTCACCCTACCAGCAAAAATTGAAACTCATTCTGTCTTAACAATAATCAGCCCTAGCAAAATGAATAAGCCAAGAGTCGCAGAATCAGAAGAGGAGCAATGTTATGCCTTTACAAAGGTAACGCGACGATGCCGACTAGAACACACAGAGGATACGATGTTTTGCCGAATTCATCATAATTATCCGAATGAGTATCATGCGAAAATAACAAATCCAACGTTCCTAGAAGGATTTACTGCAAGAAACCGAGCAGAAGACATCAAGGAACTAGAATGGAATCTAACAAATAATATCAATGTGCTAGAAGCCACGTATCTTTCTAGCATGGAAGATTCAATAATCTATGGACCATTTTACAATTGGTATTGTGGATTCTTCAAGGAGGATCCGTGGAAGTATCCGAATCTAGCAAATGCCACACTCCGAGATGCAATCCGAGTTCACAACTATCAATTGGAGGCAGGAAATCACAACCACAAGATTACGCAAGAGATGGAAGGTCTTCTAGCAGCACAAAAAGAGACAACATCATGTCAGCAGTTCCTAGAAAAGGTGATCTCAATCTTGCAGAGATATCATTTAGTAAACAGAGACTTTCAGGATAGGGCAATAGATGATCTGCTAGAAACAGGAATAGCAGATACATTTCTTTGGAGTTCAACAAACAAGAATCTGTGGATAGAAAATTTAGAAAAAGAATTTGGAGAAAAAATAAAAACTATTCCGGAAAATCTAAAAGTCCGGCTAGAAAAAAGTTTCCTAGGATTTACAAAATTTATTCTTCTTCCGAAAATTCAAGAAAGGAAGATTTATCTGAAGACTCTAGCCAAATCAAGAGTAACAATCTATAAGGAGAACCTAATGGCAAAGGCATATCATCCTGCAAGATACCTAGAGTGGTGTTTGGATGAAGATGACAAGAAGGAGTATGAAGAAGATTTTCGGACATCAATCAAGGATCTTCAAGCAGAATCCAAGCAACTTTACATAGAGATGTTGGCAAATTTGGCTTAAAATTGAAGATGATCTCTGCAAGAATGGTAGGGGCAGGCAATGAGCGCCGGAGAAATGGAAATGGAAAAACCACTGATAGAACCGTCAGTTCTTTTCCGTTCAACAATAGGCGATTTTTGGAGGTCACTTACGGATCATTATCCGTCCCCAGATGAATCCAGCAAGGAGATTTGGAGGAGTATTAAGTGGACTCTAGCAATGACAATTCAATCATCATCATATTATGATTCTGTGACAATTGTAGGGAAGTTTACCTACGATGAATCATGGACAGAACCATTTGCAACATTAAAGAATGTTGAAACATGGAAGAAAAACGTGATAAATTACGTACAACAATCATCTTCAACGTATTATACTGTAAAGATTGACGTAGGGGGCGCAAAAAGACCTCCAGCAAAAGGAGACGGAGTGATTACAGTACAGATAACTTGGGCTCCTCAAGCAGTAAAAATTGAAACCAAGACCAATACTACAAATAGTGTGCAACATACTTAAGAATGGAGGATCCAAAGACAAAGAAGCAAGGTCATAAAGGCTCTAAGGAGAAGCGGAATGGCGGTAATCGTCTTGGTTCTGGGAAGGGAACAAGAGTAAAGGAGCAGAATCAAGCACGTAAGAAGAAATAACAACCATTTTTTATGGTTTTGAAAAAATTGAACCCCTTGGTTTTCAGAACAAATGGTGGTCAAGAACAGAATGAACGACTTCAAGAATTGTAGTGCTGAGGAGCAGCGGTATATTGCAAGTAATCCCGAATTTATCCACCGTGTATCATGTGTTTTGGAGGAGCAGGATCGTCTAAATGCGACGATTCGTGCACTTCTTCGTGATATGAGGGCTACGCAGGAGTTGAACAACATTGATGATGGTCCCATTAGGACGTCTTCAAAGAAGTCTCGTGCTCCAAAGCCTCATGTGTCACGAACAGGTAAGATAAATCTGCTTGGATCTATCTTTTAAGGCGCTTCGCGCCGGGACCTATTGGGAAAATCGTGAAAAATGGCTTCAAAAAGAGTCCAAAATGAAGGCGATTTTTAACGAAAAGTGGGTGAAAATGCACAAAAAAGGGGGGTCTGGGCGGTCCAGCCTATGGGGGGTGTCAGGATTTTTTTTTTGAGTCATGAAATGACCCCTCCAGGCTCAAGTTTCCCACATGAAATGGACGGGAGTTTTGCCCTAGTAAGGAGCCCCTTGCCCAGG